ATAGGGCGCCGTCCCGTGCCTCCAGCTCCGTGATCCATCCGGCTGCTGGGACCTCTTCGCCGTTGGGGGCGCGGGTCTCCGATGCGTGCTCCCAATCGATGGGCAGCGGGGCGCCGTGGCCGCGGAACGCGTTGACCACATCCTCGGGTCGATCAAAGACCCACCGGCGGCCGTCGCGGCCGTTGATGGCCGGGCCGCGGGGGATCAGCTCCACCCACTCGGGCGCGCCGCCCTGGGGAAGCTCGACATTGAATGCTATGCAGTTGCGGGCCATGCCTGCCTGAGTATCGGCAGGCCGGTCCCGGGGTCAGACTGACGGGATTCAGGAGGAGGGATTTTCGACGACACCTTTATGCACGGCTTCAGGTCGTCACGTCAAGGCTGCGACACCCCATTTAAAACCCCTTTAACGCTCCGCGTGCTCATTTAACTCTCCGCGCCCCGCACCTTGGGCCGCCTCGACCCGCAAAAGCCCCGGAGAATCGATTTTCGCAAGCCCCGTTGACCGTCCCGCCGGATGGCCTTATGGAGAAGGGTAGAGGCGGGTGCGACACGGTGATGAATCCCCCGGCCGTAGCACGGCGCAACGAGCGCCGGAGCGCCATGTGGGGTTGCCGGGCACGGCCCGGACTGGGGGGCCCCACCACCCGCCTTACTTTTCCTTCTTGGCAATCCTGGCCAACTCCTCGTCGCGCTTGACCTGCTGGCGGCTGAGCCGCCTGAAGCTCGTGACAAACACGCCTTCGCCTGTCTGGGTCGCCTTGACCACGGCCACGTAGCCGTCCTGCTCCAGCACGTAGATGGCGCTGCGCTCACTGTCCTGCCTGCGCTGCCCGCGCTCCAGGGCGGACTGGATCCACGAGTACTCGGCGGCCTTGAGTTCGGGATGGCGCTTCACCTGCTTGCGCATGGTCTCGTCGGAGAGTTTGGCCACCCTGGCCTTGGCGCCGATGGCCTTGGCGTCGGCGGCCTTCAGCATGCCGGCCGGAAACGCGCCCGACGGGTTCGCCGCCCACTCGGCGAACAGCGGCCCGCCCACCAACTCCCGGATCGATGCGGCCGCGTCCTCGGGCGAGGCGTCCTGCAGCGTCCTGGACAGGTGGTCCAGGGCGGTCGGCATCCGCCCGGCCGCGCCGGGGTTGTAGTCCCAGCCGGGATCGATACCCTCGGGCACATGGCTCACTTCGCCGGTCCGCCTGTTCACCCACTCGCGCGTGCGCGTCTGGGGCGCCTCGGTGCGCACCTGCCCCTTCAGCCGTTCCGCTTCCGCCCTGGAGACCTGGCGCACGTGGCACTTGCAGCCCCAGCCGTTGGGCGGGTAGTGCGTCCCCCACCACGGGTCGTCCGCCGGCAGCAGGGTGCCGACCCAGGCCACGTGCTCGGGCCGGTGGCGCTGGGACGGGCCCAGCTGATACAGCAGATATGGGTGGGTCTTCCGGGTGCGCTGGATGCGGTCCCACTGGCCCGCGGCCCGGGCCGTGCGCATGTTGGTGCGGTAGATCACCCGCAGCCGGCGGGGGCTGCCCAGTTGCGCGGAGCGCTCCTGGCCGGTGACAGGGTCCGTCATTTCCTTGCGTCCCCACCAGCCAAGCCGCTCCAGCTCCGGCCGCAGGTCCTTGGCGAAGTCCCGGAAAGTGCGGCCCTCGCCGAGGGCCCTGTCCACGGCGTCGCGGATGGAGCGCAGCACGTCCACCTCCATCGCCTTGGCCACGGTGAAGGCGCGGGCATGTTCCTCCCGCCACACGTCGCGGTGGTCAAATCCGATGCGGTACCCCTTGGAGCGGAACCACTCCAGGGCCTCCTTGGGAGGTTCGGAAGAGAAGTCGTAGCCGGGCTTGGGGGTGGGCGCCACGGACTAGCCCTCCGCGTCGCCGGCGCCCCGCGCCTTGAACGCCGCCTCGGCCAGGCGCGTCACCAGCTCCTGCGGCGCCATGCTCCCGGCCAAGCCGGGGAGCCCGGCAAGAAACTCGTCAAAGCTCGCGCTGCGGTCGGCCAGATCCTGGAGGGCGTCGCGGGCGGGCGTGGCCAAGGGCTCCCAGTCCGCCAAAGCCTCGGCCTCCAGTTCATCCAACACCTCCTGCGCCGGACCCTCACGGTTCATGGCGCGGTTCTGCGCTGGCAGCTCTGCCTCCGCCGGCGCCGCGCCCAGAAGTTCCGCCCCGGGCTCCGGGTCCGGGAAGCCCAGCCGGTCCCTGACCACGGATGCCTGGATGCCCAGCCCGCCCAGGGGCACCAACCTGGACAGGGCGTCGGCGAGCGCCGCGATGTCCTCGGGCTCGTTTATCGGCAGCGTGACCCGCGGGTAAACTTCCTGGGGGCCCCAGTTCAGGTCCACATACGGCCGCACCAGGTCACGGTTGACCGTGTCGGCCAGGCAACGGGCGTCGTCTCGCAGGATGTCCCCGCGCACTTCGTTGTGCACCTGGGCCTGAGACCTGCTGGAGCCGTCGTCCGCGGTCATGGTCTGGCCGAGCACCGCCTTGGACATCTGCTTGTCCAGCCATTCGGCCAACTTCAGGAACAACTCCTGGCCGCCCGAGCCCTGAGAGCCGCCCTCCTTGACGAACTCGATGCGCATGCTGTCCGGCAGCACGCATGCGGCGTCCGTGCCCAGGTTGGCCACGGCGTTGATCAGCGTCTTGATGTCCTCTTCCGAGGCCTGCGGCCCGTAGCGCCCCACGCGCAGGGGCATGCCGTACACTTCGGCGAAGGCCAGCCAGTCCGCCAGCGTGTATGCCTTGCACATGTAGGCCGTGGCGGCCAGCCGGGCCAAGCCGCCCCGGAGAGGGAGGCCGGACTTGAGTTTGGGCACATGGGCGATGAACTTGTACGGCGGGAGCGGGATCCCGCTGATGTCCCGCTCATCCAGGAGCAGCAGCTTGCGCCCGGTCACACGATCGAAGACGAAGTGCCCGGGGTCGCGCCAGACGTACTCCCGCGGCGTCCACCTGGCCCCGGAGCGGTCCCACATGATCTCCACCGCGGAGTATCCCTTGCCCAGGGCATCCAGGCAGTCGGAGAGCATGTCTCCGAACTGGGGAGACCAGACCAGGCCGCGCACCGCGTCGGCAATCTCCTGGTCCTTGGCGTCGTCGGACGCGGCCTCCACCGCCGGCTCCAGTCCAGACACCGCGCGCTTGCGCGTGCCCAGAACGGAGGCATAGTGCGGCTCGCGCTCCTCCATCTCCTCCGCCAGGATCAGGTACTCGCGGGCATCCCCTTCCGCGGCATCGCGCAGCACCCTGGCCAGACGCGCCGGCGTCAGGCCCTGGGCCACGGACTCCATGCCCCATGCGGTGCGCACCCCGGTCAGGCTCGGCGCGGCGTGTTCCCGCACCAGCTCCTGGCGCTTCACGGGCCGGCCGGCGTAATCGTACAGTATCGGGTCCGCCATCAGATCGCTCCTCGCTGAAAGCCCCCGGTGGCGCGCACGGCGCGCGAGGGCCTGTCGTCGTTGGGCCCGACGCGCCGGCGCACCGGGCGATAGTCAAACCGCTCCACGCCCGTGGACGCGGCGTGACAGGCCATGAAGCATGCCCAGGTGCGGTCGGCGTGCCCCGTGGAATCGGAGTCGGCCACGAACCTGGGCGCGCCGGAGGGCGTGACCTCCTTGCGCAGCTTGTGCAGGTCGGCGCGCAGGGCGGGATCGCCCATCGGAATGCGGATGCGGCGGTCGTCAAACCGCTCCTTGCCCAGGGTGGCCAGGTGCAGCTTCATGGGGGCGGTGAACAGCACGCCCTCCATGCGGTACGTGCCGTAGCGGCGCTGGGCGTCCTCCACCGGCTTCTCGCCCATGCCCGTCTGGTCCATCGCGCCCCGCACGACCATGTACCTGCGCATGACCTGGTCAAGCAGCTCATCCTGCTCGGCAAAGGAGATGCGCTTGCGCGCGACCACCTCGCGGGTCCAGAGCACATCGCCCACGGCCTCGAACACCCAAATGACGAACAGGTCGTTGCGCGGAGCGATGTCCACGCCGACAAAACACGGCCCGCCCTGGTACAGACCCGGGATGCCCGCGTCCTCGTGCTCCACAGCGCTGATCAGATCGTACGGCAGCCAGGCCCCGGCCTCGTCAAGCCACTGCAGCTCGAACTCCTGCGCCCAGGCGTCGTCGTCGCCCAGGGCGCGGCGCAGGGCGTCGATGTCCCGGGGCAGCCCGTCAGCCACGGCCTGGTAGATGTCCACCGTGTGCTTGGACCAGACAGGATCGTCGCCCGTCATCAGGTCGAAAAACTTGTTGCCCTTGCCGTTGGGCGTGGAGGTGATGCGCAAGCGGTGCCCCGCGGAGATGACCGGAAACAGGGCTTGCCAGATGCGGCGGCTGTCCTGGTGGAAGGCGAACTCGTCCAGGAAGCAGTTGGCGCTGAAGCCGCGCGCAGTGTCTGGGTTGGCGGGCAGGGCGGTGATGCGCGATCCGCCGGGCAGGATCACTTCCAGTGCGTTGTAGGTGCCTTCCCCGCCCTTCCATTGATACTCCATGCTCCTGGCCGCCATCTGGTAGGCCTGGGCGTGGAGCTTCACCCCTTCCTCCATCGCCTCCTTAGCCTGACGCTCGCCGCGGGAGAGGATTACCCAGCGTTCCCGCTTCCCGTCGGCCTCGGCCGCGGCGCAGCTGTCCACCAGTTCCAAGGTGGTGGTGAAGGTCTTGCCGGTCTGCCGGGCGAACATCCCGATCTTGAACCGGCTCCTGTCCTGGAACCAGCGCTGCTGGTAGCCGTACAGGGTGAGGGCGCGCATCAGGCCTCCTCGTGGATGCCGTAGAGTGCGCGGATGCGACGGACGGCCTCGGGGCCGAACTCGTTGGGGTGTTCCTTGGCCGCCTCTTCCATCTTGGCGGCCAAGCGCTCGCGCTCCTGCCTGCGGATCTCCTCCTCCCGCTTCACATTCTCGGAGGCGGCGCGCTCCAGGCGCTGCATGGCCAGGGCCAGGTCCTTGAGCATGCCGGCCACGGCCGGCGCGTTGTCGCTGCTGATCTGGCCCTCCTGGGCCACGAGCGAGAGGTCGAAGGCGAGGGTGCGTAGAATCTCGTTGACCAGATTGCCCACCTGGCCCTGGGGCGCGGCCCCGAGCTTGCCGATCCACATCTCCGCCACCTCGCGGGACTGGCGCAGCTTGTCGCCGGCCTCCTTCATGCGCACGTTGTAGCGGTTCACGGCGCTCTTGCTCAGGCGCAGATCCTCGCCGCGGTCCTCCAGCAGATCGTTGATGCGCCGGGTCACCTCCAGCTGGCTGACGCGCGGATCCCGGAGCAGGTCCTGCAGCCGCGCCTTGATGTCCGGGGGCAGCAGCTCCACGCTGGAGGGTTTTACCACTCGGTAGCCCCTGCGCCGGACTCGCGCAGGGCCTGCCTGCACTTCCGGCAAAACCACTTGCCCCGCGTAAGGCGGCCCAATGGAGCCAGCATCACGGCGATAGCCTTCTCCGCCCACGTGTCGCGCAGGCGGCCAGGGCACTCGAACATGATGCAGAAGGGATTGCCGTGCCCCTCCAGCCCCCGCGCGTGCGCGGCCTCGTGGTCGCGCACCAAGTCGTAGATGGGGCCACGCAGTCTGCGTGGGATCCAGGTGTACACGTAGAGCACCACGGTCCGCTGCGCGTGCTTGCACCGGCCGAATACCCCCTGCCACCTGCTCACGTGCGCGCGACGGACCTTCCAGTCTTTGGGTAGCGGAATCATCTACACCTCCGGAAGGGGCCTGGCCACGCCGGGCACGGTGGCGCGGCCGGTGGCCACGTCCAGGCCGCGCACGGTCGCCTTGGCCAGGGTCAAGTTCTCCACGCTGCGGACGGCCACCAGGCCCTGCTCCTCCAGCCAGGCCAGGTCGCCGCGCACCTGGTCGGCGCTGGCCGCGACGCCGCGCATGCCGAGCACCCGCCCCAGCA